GCGCAAGAGCGTCCGCAATCGTTTCGATGTCGGATTTCAGGCGCGCGTCGGAGGAGGAGACGAAGTTCGGCGCGGTCACCACGCCGGTAAAGGTGGCCCCCGCCAGAGCCGCCTTTTCCGCGATCGTGGCGTCATAGGTGGCCGCCGATCTCAAAGCCATGCTGCCAAGGCCAAGATTGCTGCGCGCCACGGCGGTGTTCGCAATACCGTCCAGATTGCCTGCGCTGTCCAGCAGTGCATCCCATCCCGTGTTCGTGGCATTGCGCCGCCGCAGCACCGGCGGCGAGACGGAGAGGTCGGCCCAGAGCATACCGGCCACCGTGACCGTGGGCGGCGACGCGCCTGCGTTCGTCGATTGCAGCGCCGCGATCACCTCGTTGATCCGGGCGCGCACGGCAGCCCCGGCATCGTTGGCAATCACGAAGCTCGATGTCTGTGTCATTATGCCACCTCGTCGGCATAGAGCCGCAATTGTGAGACGATGGGCGTGTAGGACGCATCCTTCGTCGTCAGGTACGCCCGCGCCTCAATCGCACGCGCTTCAACTTCATGATTGTCGAGCCGGCCCCAGGGCCCCCAGCTGGGGCTGGTGCCGGGGTCGTCATCGGTCTCCCGGATCTCGAAGAGCACATCGATCTCGGCCCCGGCAGAGCCGTCGAAGTCGGCCCATGTGTCCATCAGCCCCGTGCGCGCATCGATCAGATCGTTGAGTGCGAGCGCGGCAACGCCGATTTCCGAGCGAAGCCGGATGCGCTTCACCGCACCAAGATCAAGCCCGGCGGCAAAGCTGTATTTCCCCTCCATCACTGTGACCTGCGCGGCGCCGCTTGCATCCGTGGCCGTTGCCAATGTGAGGTTTGAGCCCGCCACCTGCAGACCGCTCTTTGCGCCCATAAATCCGGGATCGGCCTGCAGCCAGGCCAGTGTCGAGAAGGCGAGCGCCTGCGCCCCCTTGGTCGAGACGCGCACCTCCTGGCCAGCCCGGCCACCGCTGTCCTCGGCGCGCAGAAGGTAAGTGCCCGGCTTCAGGGGGACGACCGCGATAGCCTCGCCGCCCCCAACCCGGTCCATCGAATAACTGTCCGCCCAGGTAGCCGTTGCCTCTTTGGAGTGCCGGATTACGATATTGCCGCCCACCCGCACATCGGGATCGGCTGACCGCGTCCACTTGAGGATCGCGAGCCCGCCGGCTGTTTGCAGCGTGACATTGCCGAGCTGCGCCGGCGGCGCCGCCAGTCCCAGGATCTCCGCAGTCCTCTCCTGCCAAGGCGAGGACACACCGAGCACCGAGACCGCCTTGACGCGGAACTCCCAATCCCCCGGCGCGATGTCGCGGATCTCGAGGCTCAGCCCGTCGGTGCGCCCGTAATCCCTCCAGGCAGCCTCGCCGACCTGCCGGGTCTCAAGGCGGTAATCGGCAATGAAGCCCGAGGGGGCCGGCTCCCACGAGATACGCGCCAGAACCTTGAGGCCGCCGCCATCGCGCGTGATGTAGAGATCCTCCGCGATCTGCGGCGCGCCCGGCGCCGGGATATCATGTGCATTCGGCAGGGATGTTCTGGGGGCGGCCGCATATACCTGCTCCTCCGAGGCCGACCAGTCATAGACCAAAGGCGAGGTCTCGCGCAGGACGAGCTCGGGCAGAAGCTGCGCCGTATCATTCGAAGCGGTGATATCGAGGCTGACCCCATGGACCTCGAAGGGTTTGGCGTCAAAACCCCAGCGGGCGTAAGAGAGCGTGACCGTATCACCCACGGTGGCGGCCCAGGCCGAGAGCTTGCCGGAGAGCCGGACCGTCATCTGCCGCCGCGCGCGCTCCAGCTCGATCTTCGCGAGCCGCTGCGCCATCGCGGCCGAGATCGTGAAGGGCAGCGAGATGTCGCGCCATTTCTGCTCGCCGGCATCCTCTGCGAGGTAGACGTCCGAGGCATAGGCCGGGAAGTCATCCGGTTGCCAGTTGTTCTCCGGGCTGACGAACTGGCCCCGCACGCCATTGAAGCCCATCGACATCGTCACCCGCGTGGCCAGCGTCAGGCCGCCGGTTCGGACATGGTCTGAGGTGAGCGCCACGGACGGCGCCCGCCAGGCCCCGGCATGGATCCGCCAGGATCCGCCCGAGAAGGCGCAGCGCCCGGCAAAGGATGAGAGCATCCCTTCGATGACGGTCTTCGGTGCCTCGGAAAGCGTGATCACCCCGTTGCAGGCATATCGCGGCTCGGAGCCGCCACCCGCCAGCGGCACGGTCTCGTCACAGATATTGGCGGCCTCGACGAGCGCCAGTTCATCGATCCCGTCAGCTTCTCCGATCCAGGCACCGATGCCCCAGGTCGCATTGGCCATGTAATCGGCAAGGCAGAGCGCGGGGTTTTCGGAATAGCCCGCGCCTTGCGTGCGCGGGTCCCATATGTCGTTCTTGCCCTCAAGATCTACCGTGATGTTCGGAATGCCGCCCGGGAAAGCATCCTGATCGTAGGTCAGCCTCAGCCGGATGGCCGCACAGCCCCGGAGCCGGTGGTCTTCCGTCCATTTGTCCGGAAGCGCAGCCTTCAGCCCAGGGAAGGCCGCCTGATTGGCATCACCCAGCGTCTTCTCGATGACAATCTTGCCGGCCCAGCGGCCCTGCGCCACCCCGGCAGCATTCAGGGCCATCTCGCCCTCGAAGTATACGGCGCCGATCGATTTGACGCGGTGGGCTGCCAGCACGATCACCAGGTCGAGATACGTGTTTCCCGCTCCCGAGGAATGCAGGAAGACGATGACCCCGCCCTTGCGCGTGCGGCCATAGGCAAGATCGCGTGGCACGACCGGCTCGCGGATCGTGACCGTACGGGGCTGGCTCAAAGCCTTGGGCTTCGGCATCAGGGCTTGCGAGGCATAGGACAGAAGCAGCGTGCCGCCGATCCGGATCAGCGCCGCGCCAATCCCGCCCGCGGCCAGCACGCCGCTGATCGCCCCCGCGATCGCGGTGACGGCTGTCACGATGAAGGGCATCGATAGGTTCCAGTATCAGATAGGCCAGGCAAGCCGGCAGGAGGTGAGCGGCACGGCCACGAGGCCCTGTGGCGCCATGCCAATGGCAGCGGCCCCGGTGCAGATGCCAAAGCCAAGGCCGGTGTCAGCCAGGACGATGTCGCCGCGCTGTGCCAGGAGCACGGCTGCGCGGGGCGCGCCGAGCAAGGCGCGCGCCATTTCCTCGAGCGAGCCCCAGCCGAGGCGGCGCATCACGCGCTGGCCACCGAGCGCCGTGGTGTAGCGCCCGCGCCAGAGCGCGGCCACATCCTCCCCGCCGGTCAGAATCATGCGCGTTTGAAACGCGAAGGTCGGGCAGTCATGGACGCCCCAGGCAAAGGGCCTTGCCCGTGCGGTATCGATCGCCTCTGCGAGACGGCGTTCCCAGTGCTCGGTGCGGGGCATCTTTTATCCTTGTTCAGAACCTCGCGGCGGGCCAATCCTTCGGCATGCGCGCTTTTGATTTTCCATTCGAGACGGTCGAGATCAGTTGCTCGGTTTGCAGCCACGCAGATCACAATCCTTGTTGGCGTGGCTTTTTCTCAAATTTCGACATCATTGCAGCGACCGCATATTTTCGGGTACAGAGAAACGAGTCACGGGGCTTACATGAAACATCTTCAGAATAAATTCGCCTCTGCCTGCGATTCTATCGGCAGCCAGTTGCCGTCCCTCATCAGCCGAGTTACGTGCTCCAACATGACACGCATGCACATGACCGCACCTTTTCCGCGCCTTGAAGACATCCGTCCCTGCCTTTTGTCGGGCATGCCAAGCTTTTGCGGGTATCTTCGCGTCCTCGTGCTTGCCGCCTTACTGTCCTTGCCCGTTACGAAGAATTTGCACGCCGAAGGAGCACGGCCGGAATGGTTGCCAGAGGCTTTAGAGCTACCCGCCGATATGGAAGTGCTCAGTGATAGAGCCATTGGATCGTCGCTGCGCATGTTCTCGTTTACCACCCAAGGTGATGCTGCCACGCTTCTCGTCGAGTGGCAGGAAGACTTGCGTCTGTCTGGTTTCACCATAGACGATACCAAAGATGAGCTTCTTGATCAGATCATCGAGTTTTCTGGTCCGGGGATAAACAGCGCCAAAATTGTTATCGCATCGACTGACGATGATGGACGTGCGATCATTGAATTTGATGCCACACTTGAGTAAGTTTGATCGCAGTAGCGCAACATCTTAGACTTTGGGTATCTGACCAGGCCCAGGATCGTTTCGGATTGAGTTGCGCGCTGAAGCGACCACTGAACTTGAGCGAATTGTTTGCCCTCAAGCAACGCTTTAAGATGGGGTGACGCAAGAAGGACAATAGTTCAATCGCTTGGGCCAGATCGCCGATCTGAGATGATGCTTTGAGACGCAGCTCGTCGGGCCTCTACAGCCAATTGCGGTGCTTGAAGTAAAGGTATGGAAGGATTGCAGCAGCGATCATCAGACCGATGGCAAATGGATAGCCAAAAACCCATGACAGTTCGGGCATGTGCTCGAAGTTCATACCGTAAATGGATGCAATCAGCGTCGGCGGCAGAAAGATCACAGCAACCACCGAGAAAATCTTGATCGTCGCATTCTGCTGGATGTTGATCATTCCAAGGCTTGCATCGAGCATGAAGGTGATCTTCTGCGACAAGAACCCAGAATGGTCGCTCAAGGACCGCGCATCGCTTGAGAGGGTCTTTACCCTTTTGCGCAGGTCAGGCCCGCATTCCCGATCCATCGCAACAGACCCAAGGAAACTTACCAGACGCTCAAGCGTCGCCAGACTGTCCCTGATGTTGGAGTTCAGATCACCCTTGCGCCCGATCTTTTCCAGCACCCCCTGAAAGTCCTGCGGCTCATTCTTGGTATTGGCCCGGCGAAAGATCGTCGCCGACACCCCGTCGATGTCACGGCCCGCCCTTTCCAGAACGTCCGCCAGACGGTCGATAATCGCCTCCAAAAGACCGACCAGTATCGTATTGGCATCTGGCAGTTTCGCTGCCGTCCGCTGGGCCTGTGTCGGGAAGGTCGTGAAGGCGCGCGGATCGTGATAGCGCACCGTGATCAACTGATTGCCACTCAGGATGAATGAAACGGGTGCCATCTCCGGCTCATCGCCGTCCGTGTCCGCAGGCAGGATCGCAGTCATGAAAACGGCCCCATTCTCGTGGTAGAGGCGCGACGAGATTTCAATTTCCTCCATGTCGGCCCGGTCTGGAATGTTGATCCCAAGACGCTCCCCCAGCGGCCTGACCTCCTCCGGCTTGGGGTTCAGCAGATCGATCCAGACGGCATCGAGATCCGGTTCCGCAGCCATGTCATCCGGATGCAAACGGTTTTGAGCGATGTTGTATGTCTGAATCAATTCAGTTTCTCCGACGCCGAGGGAAAGTATTTTCTGCGCTTCACACTGACAGAAACTCCTCAAATAACCAGCCGTGGCCTGCGCTTGAGCAGTTATGGGCACCCCAAACAAAGGGCTTGGCACGCGCAGTGTCAATTGCCTCCGCGAGGCGGCGTTCCCAGTGCTCGATGCGCGGCATCTTTTATCCTTGTCTGGACACTCGCGGCGGGCCAATCCTTCCCCATGCGCGCTTTTGATTTTCCATTCGAGACGGTCGAGATCAACTGCTCGGTTTGCAGCCGGTTTGAACGCCACCCAAGCAGAACCTACTACTGGTCACCTCCCCTGTTTTTCTCACAACAAAGAATTTCCTGCGACTGCCGCATCTATGATTGGCTTTCCTCAAGGAAATGTTCGATATGGGCGCAGCTTTTGCCGCGCAAGGCTGTTCTGGGTTTGCGGGAGCATCAGGCATTCGTGAATGCAAGGACGGTGTAGCGGTAACGCCGGAAAAGTTGATGAACCCTTCACAGACATCTCAAGTTGCCCGTTCTGAGCCCCCACAAGCCCGCCGTAGGCTGGACATTCGCCCGGTTGCGCAAATCATTGGTCTCATCTTCTTGCCATTGGGCGCTCTCATGCTGCCTTCAGCTGTACTTGACGCCATTCATGGCGGCCAAAGCTGGTGGGTCTTCACGATGTCGGGTTTTCTGACAATGGCCTTGGGCTGCGTCATTTATTTCGCAACCAGAAATCACGGATCGGAGAGTCTCGACATTCGACAAGCATTCCTTCTGACAACGTTGCTTTGGGTGCTTTTACCTCTTGCGGGTGCGTTGCCATTCGTCTGGGGCATCCCTGATGTGTCGCTGACTGATGCCTATTTCGAGGCAGTATCGGGCATGACCACCACGGGCTCGACTGTGTTCGTCGGGCTGGATGAGATGCCGGAGGGGGTGCTCCTATGGCGTGGTCTCCTGCAATGGCTGGGCGGTCTCGGCATCGTCATCATCGCACTGATCTTCTTGCCGGTGATGAAGGTCGGGGGCATGCAATTCTTTCGCGCCGAGGGCTTTGATACACTGGGCAAGGTACTGCCTCGGGCGCTGGATATCTCGCGCCGATTGCTGGAGATCTACATCGGTCTGACTGTAGTCTGCGTTTTCGCCTACCGCATCTTTGGCATGACTTGGTTGGAAGCTGTCGTTCATGCGCTAACCACGATGTCGACCGGCGGATTTTCAACCTCGGATGCCTCGTTCGCGCTTTTCTCCGGTCCATTGGAATATGTCTCGGTCATCTTCATGGTGCTGGCGAGCCTGCCCTTCATCCGCTACGTCCAGCTCGTCTCGGGACGCGCCCGGCCACTCTTTCAGGATGTGCAGGCGCAGGCATATATTCGCTGGCTAGCCTACTCGGTTGCGCTGATCGTCATCTACAGAATGGCAAACGAAAACACCGACTTTCTGACGGTGCTGCGGGAGACGACATTCAACACCGTCACTCTGTTTTCGGGCACTGGCTATGGTAGTGCGGATGTCTTCGCTTGGGGGGCGTTCCCCTTCTCGATCATCATCATCGTTGGGTTGATTGGCGGCTGCACCGCATCGACCGGGTGCTCAATCAAGGTCTTCCGGTGGCTCATGGTCGTCGAGGCGATCAAGGCTCAAGTCAGGCGAATTCAGCATCCTCACGGCGTCTTCACCCCAAAACTTCAGGGGCAGCCTCTGGATGCAGAAATTTTCAGCTCCGTCATCGCGTTCTTTGTGCTGTTCGTGCTGAGTTTTGGAATTCTGTGTGTCCTGTTGGGGCTATGTGGGCTGCCATTCCTGACGGCACTGACAGCGGCCTGGACGGCAATTGCCAATGTAGGCCCCGCATGGGGAGGACCGGTCGGTCCCACCGGCGCCATGGACGCATTTCCGACGATCGCAAAATGGCTGATGATTGCGGGCATGATCATCGGTCGGCTTGAGGTTCTGTCGGTCTATGTGCTCTTCGTCCCGACGTTTTGGCGTGATTAAGATATAGATCGTGTTTTCAATTCGCGTCAGGACCCAAGTGTTGAGCCGCTTTTTGGGGCTGGCAGTGATACAGCTCGGAAGCGGAATCACTCCGCCTGCCATTCCTGCTCGTCATCCCCGCCCCCAGGTAATTTCCCGATCCTGAATGGCGGTCACATACTCGAACCCGAGATCGCCCGGATAAAGCACCTGTTGGCTTTCATGGGTATAGCGCCAGGTGCGCGCCACGGTCAGATCGATCAGCCGGCTCTCGTAGCTGATCGTGATCGTGCAGGTCTCGGCATCGTCCTTGATCTCGGGCACATCGAGGCGGCCGGAAAAGGCCTGGACCGGATCGGCGATGATGCTGCCATCCTCACCCAGGAGCCCCAGCCAGATCCGGCCGGGAAGCCCTTGCCGCGCCTCCTCGATCGCCATCTGCACGAGTTCCAGTGGTACGCCCGAGAGCGACACGGCCGTGCCGCCTGCAACGATCTCGCCAGTTTCCTCCATGGAGCCGAGACCCAGCAGCGATCCGGCCCCGGCCCAGTTCTGGCTGTTCCAGCTAACATTTCCCAGCCCGGACCAGATCCGCACCCAGCCGCTGGCGAACTGTCCCTCGAAGAAGATCACCGGACGCAGGCTCTGATCCGCCAGCGCCGTGGCAAAGGAAGCGGTGATGTCTCGGCTCATGTCAGTGGACCTCGCGGTTACAGAGCTTCCCGTGCGGAGATGGTGAACCGGTGCTGGTCGGCCCGGCTGATGACGGTCGGCACCGGGGCTGTCAGCCGCAGCAGGACCGATGGGGTATCCAGCCCGATGGGCGTGCCTACCTGAACGGCCGCCCGCAGGGGCGGCACGAACTGCAGAGCTGCCTCACTGCCCAGCGGCGCGACATCCTCGGTCAACTGATAAAGCCGGGTCGTAGCGCCAGCGCCCAGCTGGAAGAAGTCGCCAGCGCGCAAACCCAGCGTCCAGCCGGCCGTTTGCAATATCGATGCCCCTGGGACCTGCGCTTCGGTGACGTAAGGCTCGCCCACCATGACCGGCAGTTCAATCGACGGGTCCGGAAAGAGAAACCTGCCGCGCAGACCTCCTAGCGCCGAGAAGAAGGCGGACAGACGCCGCGCATTGGCGCCCTGCGTTACCGCCATCTCAATCTGATACTCCCACCAGGACGCGCCCCAGTCCTGGATCTGGGATGTTCCTGTAAAGGGGGACCGTGCCTCGGCAACGGACGTGACAAGGCGTCGCTCGAGCGAGGACACGAGCGTCAGTGGCAGAACCGGGATCGCCATCAGATTACCTGCCCCCTGCGCCGCCCATCCGCGACGCTTTCCTTCGCAATCCGTGCGATCTCCGGCATCGCGGCGCGAAGCCGGGCGTCGATCTGCTCGGCCACGCCCGCCTGCGCGCCGCGCGCGTCAATGTTGAGTGTGATGCCGGGTGCAGCCGTGCCCGCCCCGCTGTAGTGTGCCGCCTCGCGCCGGTTCAGCACCCGCTCACCCCGCTGCAGGATGGTTGGCACCTCATCCGGGCGAAGACCGGCCCAGCCACCCGAATGCAGGCGCGGCGCCCCGGCAAAGGCGAGCGCCGGGACCCGCCGCGGGTGCCCGGACATCCCGACGATGCCACCTGCATGTGACACGGCCGCGGTTACGGACCCGCCGCCAAAGATGCCGGAGAGCGCAGTTGTGAGCGGGCCGAGAACGGCGCGCTTGAACGAAAGCACGGCAAGATCTGCCAGGATCGAGCGCACCAGCCCCTTGAAGTCGAACTTGCCGGTCTCGACGAAGCTGCGGAAGGCGGTCTCAGCTCCGCGGAAGGAGGCAGTGAGGGTCTCGCCGAGACCCTTGCCCCAATCCATCGCAGTGCGGGCATAGCCCGAGAGTGCCTCGGCAACGGCGCGCCAGCCGGTAGCGGCCTCTTCTGCGCCTGCGGCAGCCTGAGTTCCGGCCTGGCGCCCGGCGCCGCCCGCGTTGGCGGCCTGGTTGCTGGTTTGCGCAAGCGCGGCGCTTACCCGATCCGCAGAGACGCTTGTTGCATCAAGCGCGGCAGCACCCTCATTGCCTGCCTCCGAAACGGCATCGCGCAACGCAGCCCAGGACGAAAGCGGCGCCTTGGCCGCGGTGGCCAGATCCGTTGCCGCCTGCCGGTAGGTGTTGGCGGTGCCAAGCGCTTTGGCCGCGGTCGCCTCCAGCCCAAGATCCGGCGCCGTGAGCGGGCTCTCCTCGAACGCCTTGCGGAAAGCCTCGGCCGCTGCCGTGCCTGCATCAGCCGAAGCCCCTGCAAAGGGATTTGCAATATCGCCGAGGCTGATATCGCCAATCTCTCCGAAGGTGGTCTCGATCCCGACAGCGGCCAGCGCGCCCCGAAGCTTGCCGGTGAACGCGTCGATCCGCCGGATCGCGCCATTCAGCATGGCTTCGATCCCGCCCAGCATGCGGTTGGCAGCGGAGAAGACCAGATCGCCGATCACGTCCGGCAAGCGTGACCAGATCTCTCTGATGGCAAGAAGTGCGCCCTCGAAGGTATTGGCGACTGTATTCCCAAAGCCCACCACGCTCTCGATCGCGGAGGCCATGCTCGACGCGGCATCGGCCTTGAGGTCGTGGAACATCGCCGTGGCACTGGCACCGGCTGCAGATGCCCCCATTCTGATCCGATCCCAGACCTCGATGGCGACGTCCCGTAGAAGCCGCATGGCCTCGCCGAAGCTGCCTGCACCGGAGGCCAGCTGCGTGAACCAATAGACGAGCTCGCCCGCGCCCACGATGAGAGCGCCTATGCCGGTGCGAATGAGCGCGCCGCGCATGACCGCCAGGGCCGTGGCGAGCCCGCGCACGGAAAGGGCTGCAGCCGCCATTCCGGCCACCCAGCGTCCGGCCAGGAAGGCCGCAAACGTGGCCGCGTAGGTGGTCAGGCGACCTATATTGTCGAAAAGGCCGCGAATGGCGCTGCCGAGAGGGCCTGTCCGACTGGCCATGGCCGCCATGGCATTGGCGATGGCTTCGAGCGCGGGGGCTGCCGCAACCGCCAGCTGGTTCGAGAGGCCCCGCCAGATCAGGCCAAGCCGGGAGATCGCATCATTGGTGCGCTCGATCTGGTCGGCATCCGCTTCCGAGACAACAACACCGAAGGCGCGCACGTCCTCTGTTGCCTGACGCAGCGCCGCGGTGTCGATCCGGCTCATGGCGATGGAGCCTTCTTCGCCGAAGAGCTGGCCGGCGACGGCGGCACGTTCGGCGGCGGGCACGAAGTTCTCGATCGCGGCGTTGATGGCGCCGACGCGCTGATCCAACGGCAGGGCAATCAGGTCGGAGGCAGACAGGCCAAGCCGGTCAAGTGCATCTGCGGCGGGACCGCTGCCGGCCGCTGCCTGGCTGAGACGGCGCGTGAGGTCCTTCGTCGCCTGCTCGATGCCAGAGATGGAGACGCCTGCCAATTCGCCCGCCCGCTCGAGGGTCTGGATCGAGGCCACCGTGGTGCCGAGAGATTGTGCAAGCTTGGCCTGCGCATCGACGGATTGAAGCCCGGAGCGAACCATCGCGACGCCTGCGGCTGCGGCGGAGACAACGGCCGCGGCGGCTGCAATCCGAACGCGCCGCGCGAAGGCCGCGAGCCGCGCGTTGGCCGCTTCCATCTCGCGGCTGAGACGGCCAAACCCGCGCGACCCCGCTTCGCCGACGCCTTCCAGCTCGGCGCGCACCTGCCGTCCGCCGACCGCAGCAAGGCGGACAGAAACGCGCTTCTCAGCCATTGGAATGATCCATCTGTTCGTTGAGCTTGGCGACCATCACCGCCTCGATGACGGGCAGCAATTCGGCCATTGCGACGGGCGGGATACCGAGGGCATCACCGAGCGCCAGTGCCGCTGCCATATCCCAGCCGATCACCGCACCCGGCAGCATGCGAAGTTGGCCGCCGAGGCGACCGATCAGGTCCCAGACCTGCCAGCCTTCAAAGGTGGTGGGTCGGTTCAGCCGCGCCGGGCAGGTTTCGCAGGTCGCTTCGCACGCGTCGCAGTAGCGCTCACCCCCGCCGAAGGACCACTCGGCGAGGGCGCGGAGACGTTTTTTTCCCGTTCCAGCAGCAGGCCTTTGGAGACGTAGGTCAGCTGGAATGCCTCGAAAATCGGCCAGATGTCGAGAAGCGCGTCGATGGCCTCCGGGCTCGGCTCGATTGCGTTGCCGTCCGCATCGCCGATGCCCTCCCATGAGATAATGGCCCGCCGCGCCAGCGCTTTGGCAAAGGCGACGGCGCGTTCCTCGTCAGAGGCGTCGTCGGGGACCGCCTCCACAACGGGATCGCTGCGCGTCGCCACCATCAGCGCCGTGGTCAGCGGGCGAAGCTGTACTTGCACCCCGGGCGCCAGATCATGCCAGCGCGGCGCGTTCGTCAGATCGAGCGTGAGCATCAGTACGTCTCCACAT